GGTGACGGCGTGAGTAAGTCGCAGCTGGATATGGTTGCGCTTAGCCCGGCACTGTTGCAGTGGCAGAGATCAGCACCAGTAGACACCGAAAAGTTGAAGGCTCTGGATATGGGTACCGCCCTGCACTGCCTCCTGCTGGAGCCCGAAGAATTCGACAAGCGTTTCATCGTGGCGCCGCAGTTCAACCGCCGCACGACAGCCGGAAAAGAGGATGAAGCTGCGTTCCTGAATGATGTTGCGGGAATGGGCATGACGATTATGGATGCAGAGCAGGGCCGGAAGCTGCAACTGATGCGCGATAGCGCGATGGCACACCCTGCTGCGCGCTGGCTGCTTGAAGCGGAAGGATTCTGCGAAGCATCGCATTACTGGACGGACCCTGAGACTGGCGAACTGTGCCGTATTCGCCCTGACAAGCGCCTGAAGCATCACCCTGTGTTGCTGGACGTGAAGAAGGTTGCGGACATGGAGCGATTCTCCCGACACATCGAGGAATTCCGGTACCACGTTCAGGACGCCATGTACCGCGAAGGCGCGCAGCAGACCACCGGTGAGCCGCACGGATTCTTCTTCCTGGCAGTGAGCGAAACCATCGACTGCGGCCGCTACCCGGTACGCGTGTTCGAACTGGATGCGCCGGATGTAGGCGCCGGGCATGCACTGTTCCGCCGGGATCTGAATACCTACCACCAGTGCCGCGAAACAGGCGACTGGGGTGGATTTGAAATTATTAAACGCCCTGAGTGGGCACGCAAACAGGATATGTACGTATGAGCAACGACATCACAATCACATCGCAGCCTGGCGCTACCGTTGGCACTGCTGCGGCAATCTTCAGCCCTGAAGGCATGAATCAACTGGTGCGTTTCGCCGAGCTGATGGCAGCCAGTAAAGCCACCGTTCCTGCGCATCTTGCTGGTAAACCTTCCGACTGCCTGGCCGTGACCATGCAGGCGGCGCAGTGGGGAATGAACCCGTTCGCCGTGGCGCAGAAAACTCACGTTGTTAACGGAACGCTTGGCTACGAAGCGCAGCTGGTTAACGCGGCTGTGTCTTCCTCAAATCTGCTGGCTACCCG